AACAGCCAATCCGCAGCTTATACGGCGGTCTTAGCAGATTCGGGCAAAGCAATATTGCATCCATCGACGGATGCTAATGCTAGAACATTTACCATACCTGCCAATGCTTCGGTTGCTTACCCATTAGGTACTGTATTGACGTTTATCAATATGACTAGCCAAGCTGTAACGGTTGCAATTACAAGCGACACGATGTATTTAGCAGGAACAGGCACAACAGGTAGCAGAACATTAGCGCAGTACGGCATGGCAACGGCAATAAAGATGACTTCTACAACGTGGATCATTTCGGGATCGGGGTTGACCTAATGAGCGGAATTCTTGGGTTGCTTTTAGCGAAAGCAATGGGCGGTGGCTCTGTTACCGTCATTCAGCGTTTCCTTGCGTCTGGTACGTGGACTGCTCCGACTGGCGTTACTACAGTTGACTACCTAGTTGTAGCGGGTGGTGGTGGGGCTGGATTTTCTCGCGCAGGAGCAGGTGGCGCGGGTGGTTTTCGTACTGGAACAGGTTTAAGTGTTACGGCTGGCACTGACTATACTATTACCGTTGGAGCAGGTGGAGCATCTGGAACGGCTGGTGGCGTTTCTACCAATGGTGCAAATTCAATATTTAGCACTATTACTTCTGCCGGAGGTGGTAGAGGTGGTGATGCAGGTACTAATGGTGCTGGTTCCGGCGGGTCTGGCGGCGGCGGGAGTGGAACACCAGGCGTCGGTGCTGGTGGTGCTGGAAACACTCCATCCGTATCTCCAAGTCAAGGAAATTCTGGCGGAAGTTCTGCGGATGATGGTGGCGGTGGCGGTGGTGGTGGAGCTTCTGCTTCTGGAGCAAATGCAAGTGGAAATGCAGGTGGAAATGGCGGCAATGGAACGGCTTCAACACTTTCAGGTAGCTCAGTAACATACGCTGGTGGCGGTGGTGGCGGCAGTAATAGTAGTGCTACTGCTGGTACTGGTGGAACAGGTGGCGGTGGTCCCGGTGGCGCGACTAATGATGCTGCTGGCTCTGCTGGAACAGCAAACACAGGTGGCGGTGGCGGTGGTGGAAGAAATAGCACCGTTGGAACTGTAGGCGGGGCTGGCGGCTCTGGCATAGTCATTCTTTCTTATTCCGTAGCATCACAAACAGTCTTTACATTTAAATCATCGACTACATGGGTATGCCCTACAGGTGTGACTAGCGTTGATTATTTAGTCGTGGCTGGTGGCGGTGCTGGCGGTGGCGGTAACAATGGAGGAGGCGGTGGTGCTGGTGGTTTTAGAACTGGTACTGCTTTATCAGTTACTGCAGGAACAGAATATACCGTTACCGTTGGTGCTGGAGCGAGTGGGAATAGTTCATCAGGGACAGCTTCAAGTGGTTCAAACTCTGTATTTTCTACTATTACTTCTGCTGGTGGTGGTGGTGGTTCTGGCGGCAATAGCTCTGCAAACGGCGGTTCTGGTGGTTCTGGTGGAGGTGTTGGATATGCTGGTGGTACAGTTGGGTCAGGAAATACACCTAGCACATCTCCATCACAAGGAAATAACGGTGGCAGTAATGGCTCTCCTGCTGCTGGCGGCGGTGGCGGCGGTGCGGGTGCGGTAGGTGGAAATGCTAGTGGCGGTGGCGGCAATGGTGGCAATGGAACAGCTAGTTCAATTAGCGGTTCTTCAGTAACTTATGCCGGAGGTGGCGGTGGCGGTACGAATTCACCTGGGTCACTTGGTACTGGTGGTACTGGCGGTGGCGGTAATGGTGGAATAGACACAACAGGACCAGCCGCAACTTCAGGAACTGCAAATTTAGGTGGAGGTGGTGGTGGCTGCGTTGGAACTGCTACAACAGCGGGTTCAGGTGGTTCTGGTATCGTAATTATTAAAATCAACCAATAAGGTTTATGGAAACTAAACTCTACAGAATGTACGGTATCGATGTAGCAATGTCATTGCTGCGTCCTAATGCTAAATGGGAAATTTCTAACACTACATTTACACGTTGGGATGATCCTAGACCATGCCCATCGTGGGAAGAAGTGCAATGGGTAATGGATAAGATACGTGAGTTTGAGGATAGTATTCCTACAATATGGCTTGATGAAGATTTGAATAAGATGAAAGCTGATGCTGAAGAATTTGAGAAGGCTGTAGCGTGAATATAAATAACTTATTCCCTACTCCGGTAGCTTTCTTTAAGTTTGGTCGTGATCTGACTGAAGCTGAATTAGAGTTCATCAAAGGTCAGGAGCATTATGCTAACGAAGGTAATACGACTAGCAAAGATCGCAAGATTCTAAAGAGCAAAGAACTTACAGAGATGCGTGAGTTTATTGAAGATTCAATGATGGAATACTTCAAAGCTATTCATGCTCCTAAGTTCGATGTGAGTCTGTATCTAACGCAGAGTTGGGCTAACTATACTGAGGCTGGACAGTACCACCATAAACACGCTCATCCGAATAGCGTAGTGTCTGGTGTGTTCTATCCTCAAGCTGATCGTGCGGTAGATAAGATTTACTTTTACAAAGATGGTTACGAGCGGATTAAGGTTCCTGCTGCTGAATACAATCCTTATAACTCTGAGTCATGGTGGTTTGAGGTTGGTGCTGGTGACTTGATTCTGTTTCCATCACACTTGACACACATGGTTGAGACTAAGGTAGGCGACGATACTCGCATTAGCATAGCGTTTAATACGTTTTTAAAAGGTTACATAGGATCGGACGAAAGTCTGACAGGTTTGCACTTGGGAGAAGAGTAATGGCGCATTTTGCAAAGATTGATTCAAACAATATCGTGACTCAGGTTATCGTTATCGATAACAAAGATACCGCAGACGCTAACGGTGTAGAGAAAGAATACATCGGTGCTGCTTTTTGTGAGCGTCTATTCGGTGGCACTTGGAAGCAGACTAGTTACAATGGAAACATTCGTGGCAAGTATGCTGGCATTGGTGATACCTACGATGCAGAAACAGATATGTTTGTTGCCCCTTTTGTTGAGGCACCAGTAACATCTAGCGTAAGCCTAAACTCTTTAGCTAGCGCGGATTTGCAGTCACTATGACGCCAGAGTTGCAAAAGTATTACGAAGATAGATTCTCAATGATGGCCACTCAAGGGTGGCTTGATTTGATAGAAGATATTGACGAAATGGTAAACGCATTGAATAATCTTTCTGCTGTTGAAGACGAAAAAAGTCTACAATTCAAGAAAGGCGAACTTTCTATTTTGCTATGGCTGAAAAACTTGCGACAAGTCAGCTCTGACGCTTATGAGGATTTAAATGCGCCGAATGTATGAATTTGCCTGTAAAAATGGGCATCGTATTGAAAAGTTGACTAGTTATGAGCTGGTTCAAGTTCAATGCGAGTGCGGTGGTAACGCCCACCGTGTAATATCCGCTCCAGCGTTTTTATTGGAGGGTTGGTCGGGGTCATTCCCGACCGCCGCAGCCCAATTTGACCGTAGGCATCGAGAAAAACTCGCTGCGGAGCAAAAAGCGAACAGATAACCAGATTCTGGCCTGTTTATTATTATCCTGGGAACCAAAAGATGGCAGGAAAAGGAAACCTAATATGTTAGTTGATCCAGAAAATGAGTTGCCTTCTGAGTTAGAGACAGAAGAAGCCAAGCTAGAATCTACGATTGGTAATGACAAACCAGACCTTCCTGAAAGGTATCGGAATAAGTCTCTTGAAGACGTTATGAAGATGCACCAAGAAGCGGAAAAAATCATTGGACGCCAAGCGCAAGAAGTCGGCGAAGTGCGGAAACTGGCTGATGAACTGATTAAGCAAAACCTCAATTCTAGGCAGCAACCTATTGCAGAGGAAGAGCCGGAAGTGGACTTCTATGAAGACCCACAAAAGGCAGTTCGTAATACGATTGATAAGCACCCTGACATCATTGAAGCTCGCAAGGCTGCAATGGAGTTGAGAGCGCTACAGACTCAGCAAAAGCTGACTCAAGCACACCCTGATTTCGAGCAAGTCGTTCGCGATGAGGGGTTCGTTAATTGGGTTAAATCGTCAAATATCCGCTTGGATTTATTCAAGCGCGCTGATGCAGAGTTTGATTTTGATTCGGCTAACGAATTGCTGTCCACCTATAAAGAGTTGCGTGGTATTCAGACGAAGCAAGCGACCCAACAAGCATCAACGGCTCGCCAGCAAACAATGAAATCTGTGCAAGTTGATAGTGGTGGAAGTGGTGAGAGTTCAAAAAGAGTTTACCGACGTGCTGACCTAATTCGGCTAAAAATGAACGATCCAGCCCGATACGACGCACTTTCAGATGAAATTATGCTGGCGTATCAAGAGGGTCGGGTCAAATAAAACTTTTGATCTAGGAGTAATAAAATGGCAAATACAGCATTTTCCCCAACCAATAGCGTAACCGTATCGAGCGCCGGTACCTTCGTTCCAGAGATTTGGAGTGATGAAATTGTTGCGTCCTACAAGAAGAATCTTGTTCTGGCCAATCTGGTCATGAAGATGAACTTCCGTGGCAAAAAAGGCGATGTGATCCACATCCCAGCACCAACCCGTGGTTCGGCATCGTTAAAAGTAGCTACCGACGCAGTGACATTGATCGCTGCTAGCAACACTGAAGTGCAAGTGACTATCGACAAGCACTATGAGTACAGCCGTTTGATCGAGGACATCGCTGAAATTCAAGCTCTGAACTCAATGCGTCAGTTTTACACTGCCGATGCTGGCTATGCACTAGCGCGTCAAGTAGATACCAACTTGGTTCAATTGGGTCGTGCATTTAACGGCGCAACAGTTGGCACCGACGACTATGCAACTAGCAACACAACCACCAAAGCCTTCATCGGCTCAAACGGTACAACTGCATACAACTCAACATCGTCTAATGCAGCCGCTCTGACTGATGCAGCTATCCGCCGCACAATCCAAAGGTTGGACGACAATGACACCCCAATGGATGGCCGTTTCTTCCTGATCCCACCATCAAGCCGCAACACATTGATGGGTCTGGCTCGCTACACCGAGCAAGCATTTGTTGGTGATGGCAATGCAATCCGCAACGGCGAGATCGGTAACTTGTACGGTATCCCTGTGTTTGTTTCGTCAAACGCTGATACTGGCGCTGGCACTTCAGGCACCGACCGTATCTGCTTGATGGGTCACAAGGATGCAATGGTTCTGGTTGAGCAAGTTGCGGTTCGCTCGCAGACTCAGTACAAACAAGAGTATTTGGGCACTCTGTTTACTGCTGACACTCTGTATGGTGTTAAAGCAATGCGTACTGCGGCAACCGTTGGTGGAGCCTTATCGTCCTCGGCATTCGCCTTGGCCGTACCTGCCTAATTAAACTCCCCGTCTTCGGGCGGGGGTTTTTAACCTAATTAGGAGAACATTATGGCAACAGCATCGGCAGTAACTGTACGCGCAGGCAACGATCAATTCCGTGGCCTGTTTTCTGATACGTGGCTGGTAACAGCTACACTTGACGCTGGCTCGTTAGTAGATGGCGCTGGCGAAACTGATGACGTAACCGTTCCAGGCGTTGCCTTGGGCGATATGGTCATTGGCGCATCATTGGGCGTGGATTTGGTTGGTTTGACTGTTACTGGCTACGTTAGCGCAGCCAATACTGTTAAATTCCGCATCCAAAATGAGTCAGGCTCTACCGCTGACTTAGCATCGTCAACATTGCGCATCGTTGTAGTTCGTTCATTAGCATAAGATTCAGGGGCTTCGGCCCCTGATTTTTTAAAGGTTGTTATGGCTACATTTAGATGCCTTCAAAGTGGTCAAATGGTTACGTTTAACCAGCCCCACGATATAGATAGCATGAAAGGCCATGCCGGTTATGTACGCATTGATGAGGTTGAAGATTCAAGCGATAGCGAAGAATCTCATCAGGTAGTTATGCGCCCACCGGAGGCTCAAAAACGGCTTGGGAGGCCGAGAAAGATAGATAATGTCTGATATCGATTTGCGCGAATTTGGCAAGCTAGAAGCTCAAGTTGAAGTGCTTCAAGTTGAAGTTAGCGCATTGCGCGATGACGTCAAAAAGCTATTAGCTATGGCCAACAAGTCTAAGGGCGGTTTTTGGGTCGGTATGGCCATTGCGTCAGCCATGAGCGGCGCGGCGGCATTTGTTATGGATCGAGTCTTTTTTAAATAGGAGATAGTCATGATGTACGGATCAAAAAAAGATAGTAAGTCAATGAGCGGCTACAAAACAGCAACGGTAAAGGCTAGCAAGCCTAGCAAGCAATCCTCATCTATGGGTATGACCCAAACAAAGATGCCAGTTCGTGGAATGCGCACAGCCAAGAACAAGGCTAAAAAGTAATGAAGGGCGTACCGCACTATTTGCCGGACGGAAAACTTTATACCGGCGCAACGCATAAGTCCGGCAAAACTTTAATGACGGGCGAAAAGCACACAAAAACCAGTAAGGTTTTGACGCACACTAAACCTAAGCAAAAGGGGCAAAAATGAAGTCTAGAATCTATGCCACGCTATAACTAAGGATTAAGATATGTCAACATTTCAGTTAGACCCTAATCAAGTGGCTTTGGGCGTAGGTTCTATGGGTACTACCCAAGCGGCTACAGTAACAACTAGCAGCGTACAGATGACTGCATTTGGCGCAAACACTACCCTAATTCGCATTGCTTGCGCCAATGGTCATTGTCATTTTGCGATTGGAGCTAATCCAACTGCTTCAATTACAACAAGCCCATTAATCGGCAATAATCAATCAGAAATTATTGCTGTAACGCCAGGGCAAAAGATTGCTTTTATTAAAGATGCCGCAGTGACCACTTCTACAGTAACCGTTACGGAGTTAATATGAAAAACGGACTCTATGCCAACATCAACGCCAAGCAAGCCAGAATTAAAGCTGGATCGGGTGAGAAGATGCGCAAAGTAGGCAGTAAAGGCGCGCCGACAAAAGCTGATTTTGTACAGTCGGCTAAAACAGCGAAAAAGCCTAAGAAATGATTAAGCGCGGAAAAGAGGAATTTTCGGGTTTTAATAAACCAAAAAAGACCCCTAGTCATCCGACTAAGTCTCACGCTGTATTGGCTAAGTCGGGCGACGAAGTTAAGTTGATCCGTTTTGGCCAACAGGGCGCTACTGGTAGTCCAGACGGCACGAAACGCAATGAAGCATTCAAAGCGCGCCATGCCAAGAATATTGCCAAGGGCGCTATGAGTGCGGCGTATTGGGCTAACAAAGTTAAATGGTAGCCAGAAATAACGTAATTTCTCTATAATGTGGGCATAAAGGCTTCTTCCCATAGGGATA